ATAACATACAGTCGTGTTGAAGGAGCAAGATGTTATAAATTATGTGAGTATGAAAAAGCCGTCGAGGCATGGGATAACTACATTACGCGCAACTAAAACCAAGTAAAACCAAGCAAAACCAAGCCAAAACCAACCAAATATCGTTAGATTAATTTTGGTTGGATCACATGTTTTGACATATTCTATATATTTTTATTACTGTTATAGTCTTATTATATTATTATTATTATTATTATTATTATTACTATCCAACCAAACCAAGCAAACCATGCAAAAATACAACTACAAATATATAATGTATATTCTGTAATATATATAGAGCCCAGAACCACCCAGTCTGGGTGATTTGCTGGGTTTGGTTGGATAGTAAATAATCTCTATGTTATCATTATTAATCCTTTTTATAATTGGATTTCTTCTTTTTTACTGGTTTTTTATCTTGTTTCTTCTTCGGTGTGGCTTTCTTTTTATTAGCCATTTCGAATATATCATTCATTTTGGGTTTCTTTGGCTGGATATCCTTCTCAATGTTAAACTGTAATTGCTTTTTGTAATCTGGGATCGGCATTCTAATATATATATATATATACTATTATTTATTTTTTAAAAATTATTTATTAAAATTAAAATATTAATATTGTTATAAACATAATGAGTCTCGTAGTATTATCGAATCAAACACAAGACGCTGAAGAAACAAGAAATAGAAATTCAATATCTAAGCCATGGGCATTTAAGAATACATTGACATCGACATATACCATACCGGAAGATGCACAAGTAGCATTGACGTCATGTAAAGTTAATATACCAGAACGTGTCATAGTCGGTGGTAATGGTAATAAATTCTATCAGTATATTGGTGTCAAACGTGATTTGGGTGGATTGGATGATCAATTCAATTATTCAACATCTTGGCCGGCTCAAGTGCGTTTGACAGCAGATGATACAGATACGTCGACTATTGAAGACTTAAGCCCTGCGGATTTTGCGGCTCGTCTTCAATCAAGACTTAGAGCAACCACATATCATCCAAACTTCAAAGGTAAAACGAGTGTAGTTCGCTCATTAGAAGAAACAACAAATAAATTCAAAGGATATTCGATAAGTTATGACCAAAGTAATTCAGCGGCTAATGCTAGTCATATACCGACCACATCATTTAAGCAATGGTATTCAGATGAAGCACCATACACGGACACGGCACAATTCACATACAACAATGTAAATAAATCATTTGCTCGTATAGATACATCGGGTTCCGAAACTCATACAATATGTGCTGGTATTAATCCAGAATTCCCACTGTCTATGACATCTGGTGAGTTTGTAGTTAATGTATCCGGCACGGCTGGTGGTAATGCTAACAAAAATGGAGTTGAATGGCATGTTGGCTTATCTAGATATATTCATCAACCAAATTTAGAAAACAGAGAATATAAGCCATCATATGATGCTACCGAATTATTTGATTATGATGATGATAATCTAAATATTCGACAAAATATATACGCGGATTTTGCTGTATGTAGAAATGTGTTTGGACAACTAGTCGTATATCAATATGTGGTAGATAGTCAATTCAGATTTAGACGTCAAGAAGTTAAATACTGGCTAAATGCTAGTTCTGTATTTGCTGGTGCTGGACGGTTCTCGTTAGTTGATGAACCATATGAACGTGTCAAATTTGAAGTTGAAGGAGAAGTCGTAGCATGTTATTTATGGGATCAAGTCGGCGCCGTGTATGATTTAATTACTAAATACCGGGTTGGAGCTAGAGACGATTCATATTTTAAGCCAGTTAATCAATGTTGTTGGTGTCTTCATCCAGTATTAGCCATCGGTCGTAAGGCTGGATTTGAAACATCAACATTAGAATTTAGAGAATTTACCGGAATGGATATAACTGGATATGATCCAACCAAAAAAAATGGTGGTGGATGGTATGAGAATAATTTAATTATTAATCGTGATAATGATTCATTCATGCTTGATACTAGACCAGTTAATGGTAGTGGCGGTGGATCAGCAGCTGGAGCATCATATGAACAGAAAGAGTTGAACGCGAGTGGCGGTGTAGATTATAATCCAGTTCTAATTCTTGGACAGAATAATATATATAATAGAGATGCATCAACTGCTGGTGCAAATGGAATGGATTTACTTGGTTATGATAAATCAGTAGTAGAAACGCCAACAACATCCGTGGGTTCATTGAATACATTCACATCAACAGTTACTCCAAACTTAGCACCACAGTATAGCATGTTTTGTAGATTGAATAATTTTGGACAAGATGTAACCAATGGTTTGGTTGGTAATAAATCGAAGATAATAGCACATTTAACAACCTTTGAAGATGCTACCGGCAAGCTAACATATGAGCCATCGAATTTAACATATCTAGATTTGAATAATAGTGCCCCAATAAATATATCGGAATTTGATATATCATTCTGTTATGTCAACGAACAGTTTGCGGAAGTGCTAACGGGTCAGTCTATTGTAACCATATTAATTAGAAAAAAACCCAAGGAACTAAAATAATTTAATTTTTTTATGAAAATTTTTTGTTTATATAAAAAATATACATTATAATATATATTATAAAATGTCACAACCACCAAGAGTACAATTTAATTTTGAACCAGACCCAATAGAAATAGACGATATTACTGGTGAAGAAGATCCAAATTTTATTTATCCCGAAGATGTCAGAGATGGCGATAACTCAGAAACAGAAGAACAAATTCTGGAAGATGAACCACTACCTGAAAGAGTTCAAAAACCAATTGAAAGAGCAAAGCCCACGAATGACATCTTTGAAGATATACCATCTAAAATTGTAGCAGATTTAGAATCTAAAATTAATAAATCTAAAGCTACTAAAAAAACACAAAAACCAAAAGACCCCAATAAGCCTAAACGTAAAGTTGATCCAGAGCACATGCGGAAGATGCGAGAGAAAGCAGCGGAGACACGAGCGAGAAAGAAACGAGAGAAAGAAGAGCAACAGAAATTGGATTCAGAAGAAAAACAATTAATGTCAAGAAAAAAGAAAAAGGATTTGGAAAAGATTAAAAAGGAATTAGATGAAGAAGATAATCCACAACCAAAACCAGCACCAGCACCAGCACCAGCACCAGCGCCAGCAAAACATTTGTTCACTCAAGAAGATTTGGCCAGAGCCCAGTTTGAAGCAATCGCCAGATATGAAGTTCTTAGAAAAGACAGAAAAGCCAAGAAACGAGAAAGTCAGAAATTAGAGCGAGAGAAAAAAGAATTAGTTGATAAATTAATGGGTAAATCAAATCCAGTACCACGATCAAGATATGCGACTAATTTCTATGATAATTGTTATTAATTTTTTTTTATTTTTATATAAAATTATTAATCTAGATAATATTAAGATGTTATATTATATGGCAGTAATACGTGAATACTTTGAATGTGATAAATACAAAAAATTATATTTAGAAGAGAAGCAAAAAAATGAACAGTTAAGAGAATTTACCGAAGATCTAATATATAGAATAAATCCGGATATATTAAAAGATCTAAATAAACAACTGGAATAATCTTTTTTTATTATTTTTATTTAAAATATATAATCTAAAATATTATATATTATGAAATCAGCTATTGTTTTGGGAAATGGAAGAAGTTTATATGAATTTAATTTTAAAAATATACCAAGAAATAGATATGATATTATTGGATGTGGATTAGCATATAGATATTGGGAACGTATTGATTGGTATCCAGACGTTTATATTAATGTTGATACGGTTGTATGTGAGAGAAATAAATCGGTATTATCATTTATAAAAAAACAAAAGTGTAGTAAATATATTGTTAGTGAAACTATTAAAAATATATGGCCAGATTATCCAACAGATGGTAGTGTAATATTTTTTGAAGATTTAAAACAAGATGAATCGACTATCTATAATGATATTGTATTTTGGGGAACTGGTAATATATGTGCTTATTATGCACTTGATAATTATGATCATGTATCAATGGCTGGTTTTGATTGTGACTATTGTGAGATTATTCCGCAATGTGATAAGCAAGAAGACAATACATTAATAATTAAAGAAACACCAAAATTTAATCCAAACTATTTTTTTGATAGTTATCAGCAACAAGGTGATATATATAATGTACCAAATGGTAAAAAAGTACATTTAAATAGTTGGGTAGAATTATCAAATTCTATTCCTGAAGGAAAACATTTAATTAATTATAATGATAAAACAACATTATATCATTTGTTTGAATCGTATCCATTAAATAAATTGACATTTGAATATCCAGAATATAACCCACCAAATAAAATCGCATTTTGTGTTCCTTCAACATCAAATGGTAAAGATTGGGAATATCTCCAACAAACATTTTTATATCTAATATTTTTAGAATCAATTCGACCACTACAAAAACAATATCAAGTAACTGTATATATTGGATATGATGATGATGATAAATTATATAGTAATATAAAACTACCAACTAACTTCAATAATATTAAATTAGTATGGGAACCATTTAGTGGTTGTAAGGGAGACCCATGTAAGATCTGGACACAACTAGCAATCAAAGCTGTGACAGATGGTCATGAATATATGCAGATTGGTGGCGATGATATTCTATATGATAAGCGGTCCGAATGGTTACCAAAATTTATTAAGACATTAAAATCAAATAATAATATCGGATATGTTGCTGGATATAGTAATAACGATAATATCCCAACACAATTTTTGATTCATAAAACTCATTTAGAAATATTCGGATGGGTATATCCACCACAAATTAAAAATTGGTTTTGTGATGATTGGATGTATAATGTATATGGCAAAGAATTTGGGAATTGGTTAAAACAATATAATCATTTAAATCTCGGTGGACAACCAAGATACCAACCCGACAACTCAAAGCGATTATGTGAAATGTTAGTAAAAAGATATAGACCAACAATCAAAGATGTTAAACAACAAATTGATAATACTAAAATGTATTTTAATCCGAATAATTTAACATGTAGTTGAATAATTTTAAAAAATAAATAATAAAATTAATTTATTTTAATAATATATATATTATAGTATGCCGAAACGAGCAAAAAAAGATACTAAACCAAAAGGACCACCAAAAGTTTATAAAGTACGTGATCCCGAACCGGATGGCCGTTATTCAGACCTTCATCCACATTTACCACAGCCGCCGGCTCTATTATTAATCATTGGTTCTGTTAAACAAGGTAAATCAAATTTAGTTGTTAATTTATTATGTAATCCAGATATGTACAGAGATAAATTTGATTCAGTTAAAATTATATCAAATACTTTGAATGCTGACCCCAAAGGAAAATTACTAAATAAGTTTTTTGATTGTGCCGATCATTATTCAGACCAAATGATAACAGATATTGTTGAAGGACAGAAAGCATATGAAGATGAAGACCGACCAACAATGGCTGTTGTATTAGATGATATATTAACAAAAGATTTTAAGAAAACAAATCAAGTATCATTCCTTGCGACAAAGTTTCGACATTACGGGATTGATTTGTTAGCATTCACAACTCAATCATTCCGTGCTGTATCTGGTTTAATTAGAAACAATAGTACAGATGTTATTATCATGAAGCAGCAGAACCAAAAAGAATTAGAAAAAATATCGGAAGAATTTGGGGATATGTTTCCCGGTATATTTATGGAGCTATACAAAAAAGCAATTGAAGATGCACCATATAGTTTCTTATATTTAGATCTTCAAGAAAACCCAGCCAGAGCATACATTAGATTTGAGACATTAATTGCGGAAGGTGATACCAAAATGTTTTAACTATTTTTAATTAAATTTAAAATAAATATAATATATTTTTTATATTATAAAATGGACTTATATGGTACAAATGGTAATGCTATTGCTATGGGCAATGCGCGTCGCGAACAAGTCAGAGATTTAAATGAACGTATACAGCAACATAACACTGATGTTGCTAATTCTATTAGTGAGCAGTTTGACCAAAAGAAAACAACCGAGCAAATAAGAGATGCGCAGCAAAAGGCACAATCAATGTGGACTGGTGCGCATATGCCAGATAAAGTAAAAAAGTTTAATGATTGGAGAACTGCGAGAGACTCCAAAGCGAATCCAATTGCTAATGAATCGGAAGAACAATCACAAGCTGTTAAAGATGGTGGACCCCCAGCCGAAGTAGAAACACCAGAACCAGAAGCACCCAGCGCCGAAGAGATAAACACACGATCTGGTCCCGCAGCATCTGAAGCAGCGGAAGGATTAGAAGACGTTGCCGGCAAATCAGCCGGAGCAGTAGCAGATATTGGAGAAGAAGCGGCAGTGGCTGGACTCAAATCTGGTGCTAAATCAGCATTAAAGGAAGGGGCAATCAGTGGTCTTGGCAAAGTAGCTGGGGCAGCTGGTGGTATCATGGCGGCAGCCCAAGGTGGATTGGATATATATGAAGATGTCAAAGCGGGTGGCATTGCTGGTAATAACAATTGGGAGAAAGCCGGAAATTTACTACAAATTGGTGGTTCTATCGCAGACATAGCCGGTTTAGCATTCCCGCCGGCCGCATTACTTGGTGGTGTGTTAGATTTAGCATCATCGGCAACAACCGAGATCGGAGAAACAGAAGAAGAAGATAAAGAGCCAGCAGAAGAGCAAGCAGATATAAAATCACAGCAAGAACAAGCCATAGCAGCACCGGTACAACAGACCGTTGCCACTGGACGTGTTCAATAACTTTTTTTTTTATTTTTTAATAATTTTTATTATATTATTTATGTTATAAAATAATGTCGTTATATTGGTCCGCAGATGATAGTGTTAAAGTTGGTGAGACTAAAATCTCCATACCGTCAGAAAATGGGTTAAACTACTCACCCGGTCAGAAAGTACAGTTATTCGTTGATCCTTCAACCAAGTTTATGGATGGTCGAGAAACATATCTAGAATTCAATGTTAAACTTTCTTTACCTTCTGGTAAAGCACCAACCCGTCTTCAATTAGATAAAGCCGGTGCGTCTGTTCTAATTCGTAATATTAGAATTTATGATGGTTCACGTGGTAATCTTCTAGAAGAAGTAAATGCATATGATACATATGTAGCATGTAGATATGATTATGATAAAGATCGAAACGCAGAGAATATGCGTGCCCTTCGTGAAGGTTCTAGCGTTTACCAGCCGGGTAATCGCGGTGATTCTGGTAACACTCAATCAGCAATGGCCAATACTCTAACCAATCCATACTTCAAGCAGACAACGGGCAATCAGTCCACAACATACTCGGATACTGATTTCCTTACTGCCAAAGTTTGTATTCCCCTACATACGGGTATCTTTGCTAACTCTGATACCATATTTCCGGTTATGATGACTGGTGGTCTATATATGGAGATTGATTTAAATGATGGCCCGGCTGTTATTAAACAGTTAGATAGTGTATTATTAGATCGTAAACTATCTCTAAATCCGGTTTTCCATTCTCTCAATGGTTCTTCAACACCAGATACTTGGGTCAATGGTTCGGCTGCCACGACATTTTATGTTGATACTGATAACTCTATTAGTGGTGCCGACCGTGTAGCAAAGTTCCCATTTGTTGTTGGTGAGACAATTGGCTTTGCTGTTAGTAATAATAATGGTTCGTTGGCTACTCTATCGGCTACGGCAACTATTAGTGAGATTAATTCAAGCACATCCGCAAGTGGTGGTACTGGTTTAGTTGAAGTTGTTTTGGATGCTTCTATTACTAATAATGGTGTGACTATTAATCAGAACTTTGGTATATTCTCCACTGCTGTATCTAGTCAATCCAGTTATGATGCTACATATGCTGTATCTAATGTTAATCTTGTAGTGAGTCAAATACAATTAGACCCAGCATATGAGCAAGGGATGATACAGAAGGTTAGAGACGGAAAAGCAATTGAATTTGATATTCAATCATTAACTAACTATAAACATTCTATTCTAGCATCTGACAGACAGACAACATTCCAAATATTCTCTCAGAACAGCCGCGCCCGTTCTCTACTTGTTGTACCGACAGATTCTAGTGTATACACATCAGCACAGCAGATATCCGGTTCTGGATGTTATATGATTACTGGTACAAATTCGACAAATGCTTGTGCTACGTCAAAGAATGCCGACGATGTGGCTCTGGCCAATAACCGTAGCCAGTTTACTGGAGTTGTTGATCAACTATCCAGCATTCAATATACTCTAGATGGCATGAGAGTACCATCGAGAGAAATATCAACAAAAAAGATTGCGACTAAAAATAGTTTAGATGCCTTCCATCTTTTCGAGTTAGAAAAGACATTAGATGCTGCGGGAATACCACCCAAGAGTTTCACCGAGTTTATGAATAACTTCTGTTTTGGTCGTTCCTTTGGAGCTGGATCGCAGAAGGGTGTCACAGATTTGCGGGGCAAAGACCTTGCGGTAATTCTAAAATACCAGACGGCCACGGCGCCAAGTGTTGGTAAGCTATTCAATTCGTATGTATTCCACATCCGCCGTCTAGTCCTTAGAGATGGGGGCGTCGATGTTGTCGCTTAATTATTAACTCTTTTATTAACTAGATATCTATTAGTTTTTTGGTTTTGAATATCAGAAAAACCATTTAATTGACTAGCAATTGTTTTATTTAATCCAACCGCCATATACTCATCAAATAATTTATTCCAATACAAATCCAAATAATATTGTCTCATATGTCTATCAATTTTACCAGAATTATAAATTTCTGATAATTTTGTCATTCCTTCAATTAAATTGTATTTTAAATCTTCTACAATAGTTTTATTGACCATGTAGCCACTAGTCCATTGCGCCCATTTAACTCTATTAAAATCATTATCTATTTTATCACATTCTTTTATATGATTACAAAATAATAATATATCAAAATCAAAATCTGGTATTTTTATTGTATTAAAATTATTATCATTAATAAATACATAATCATCTTCTAATATTATACATTTGTCATAACCACGCTCCACAACAATCTCCATACATTTGATATGTGATTTAGCACAGCCAATGTACCCGTATTCATCATGTACCGCCGGAACTCTCTCGTAATTATATCCATCGAGTATTCGTTCCATATTCTCACGTCGATCAGTTCTTGAATCTAAATTAATATATAATATTGGTATGTCAAATGTCATTTATTTTATTCAATATATTTTTTTGTTTATTTTTATTTTAAATATATTATAATTTATATAGTATAAAAAAATGAGTACTTCCCGCTATGTACAGATCCGCCCAGATAATATTCCCGCGAGTGGTAAAATTTCGTTCAAGAATGGATTCCCGATGCTTTCTTTCACTGTATCGGCCCAAGATGGATTACTTGATCCATCCACCCTTCGTGTTACTGGTAAGTTTGCCGCATACAAAGATAATTTAGCAACGCCAACACCAATTCAAGCAGCCGATGAATTAACTATGAATAACCGATTGGGTATATACAATGTTATTGAATCGCTAACCGTTAGATCGCAGCAAAGCAAGCTACAGTGTGAGAGCATACGTCATTATTCTAAATTTATGAATTCATACTTGGCGATGACTAGCTCTCTTCAAGACCAGATTGGACATCTTGGCGAAACTTGTCTAATTATGCCCAATAAATCGGCATTCCAGAAATCAGTAATGGAGTCTCCGACAACTGATGTAGCTCAAACAAATTCATTTTCTTTCCATCTCCCATCTGGATTTCTATCATCTGGTAATATGGTTGATTTGAGACAAGACGCATTCGGTGGTCTAATTATTGAGATGTTATTACAGCCAGATTCTAATGTTTTATTTAACCTTAATGGAGCAACAACGGGTATTGGTGATGCTCACTATGAGTTATCCGATCTATTTCTGACATGTGAAGTATCTCAATTTGGTCCAGATATGCCGGCACCATCTCCCACCGGAGCATATGAATTCAATACGATTACTAGTTTATACACATCAGTTAATTCGACCAATGCTCAAATCCAGTACATGTTGGGTCTATCTAATGTTCAGTCTGCGTTTATGTCGTTTGTTCCTGTAGCCAATATTAATACACTAACGCAAGATGGTCAAGCAACTGTCCAGTTTTCTGGCGATGGTTCATCTGACACAGAACTAGCACCAATTACTAAGGTACAATTCCTTAAAGGTGGTGTCAAATTCCCGGCAGACTTTGATTATACGACAAATGTTGTTGAAGATGCCGATACTAAACTGGTTGATCCACAGATTATTAGAAACTTTGTTGATGCTATACTACCAGATTATACATATGAGCGATTTTCCATCTCTCCAGTTAATAGCAACAGAGATTATAACATGACGACAACGAGCGCTGGTGAATTATCATACAACAATATTCCAGAAGGCGGAAGCGTATATGGTCTTGGCGTTACATATGGTATTGGCGGAGCTGGTGAAGATTTCCGCAGTGAGCAGTTTGGTGTATCTATTGAATCAGATCTTAAATCAGATCGTCCAATGGGTGTATACATCTTTGTCAAAGCCCGTGCGACTCTAGCATACAAGGATGGATCGGTACAGTTAAGCCAGTAAATAAATATTAATCTTTCTATAAATTTAACTTTTTTAATTATATTTTTAATTTTTTTATTATATTATTATTAGTATAAAAAAAATGGACGTAACTAGTGATTATGATGGCGGAGATTCAATCCCAGATTTTATTAAGTTAGACCAAATTCCGGCTAATTACTCGCAGAGATCCGAAACTGATCTACTCGAGCCGGTTGTGTTCCAGCAAGGAACCGGCACCAGTGATGGATTTGCTCGATTTACCCTACAGAATAAAGGTTTTTTACATTCTCATTCTAAAATCTTTATGGCTCTAGCACCACAAGAAGCCAGCTCCGAATACTTTTTTGCACCGAATGTTGGTATTGGACAAGTTGTTAAAAAGGCAGTATTGAAGATCGGTAATAAGACTATCAATGAAGTTGATTCGTGGCGTAATTTATACGCTGTTAAATCTTCGTTAATTACTAATGAGAATAATAAAGAAAGAGAAACATATTTAACGGGTCGCTGGTTAGCTCATCAATTTGACTACAATGATGATAGTCGTGTCAGTGCGGGAGCATACGGATTAGACAATGGCCTTGAATACCTTGGCCAAGAGCTTCAAACACCATCGTGGGCTGTTATGTCTGGTGCTAAACCAGAAGAGTGCCCATCTTACTCTATAGATTTATCCGACCTTTTCCCATTCTTAAAGGTTCACCAGCTCCCATTATATTTAATGAAGGAACAGATTAGCATTGAATTAACATTTGTGCCAACCAAAGAACAGCGTTGCCAGCAGCAAGATGGCGTTGTCGAATCTGAAGTTCATATTGTTCGTGATGAATTAAAATTCTGCGCTGATTATATTTACTATGGTTCTGGGGATGAGATGGCTAGATACGCAGAAGCAAATAAGGATATGTCATTTAGTTTTGTTGACTATCGAGTTATTGAAGCAACCACCAGTGTTAGTGCTCTTGCTAGTGGTGTTATTCGTAATATTGGTATGGCTAATCGTCTAGTACCACGCGTTATCACTACAATCCCCAATGATACAGTCAATGAAGGTAGTATACTAAGCAATCTAGTAAGTATCGCACCGGATCGCAGTGCTTCGGGTGTTTCTGGTCCCGTTAAATTCAATGTTAGATATAATGATAGATTTGAATTTAGTTCCGACATTGATAACAACGCTCGTCTATTCTCTATGACTACTCATGCTGAAGGAGTACCACCGTTTATTACTCGTAATGAGTTCTGTCGTGAAGGAGCAAGCGGAACAGTAACAGCCAAAGACTATGAAGGAATGAACCAGAATACAAACTTATCGGGTAATTTCTTCAATCTATCCACCAAGTTATCCAATGGGCGTGTCGGACAGCGTGGATTAGAAGTTCATTTATCCGGAACATTCCCTACGGCACAACCCGATTTACTCAGATGTTATGCCGAGTTTGTTCGTGTGGCTCGTCTCAATGGTGGATACATTGATGTATACAATGCTTAATAATCTCTTTTTTTAATAATTTTTAATTTAAAATAATAATCATATATTATTATATAAATAATATGAATATTAAAACTGATGACTTAAAATCTGATATTGAAGAATCCCGACCAAATGCTAAGGAATCAACCGTAAAACAATATTTGATATTGATTAAAAAACTACAAAAGTTATTTGACACTGATGGTTATGAGTTTCTTGCCGAACCGGAGCAAGTATATGATAAAATAAAAAACAATAAATTTACTAGTATTAGAAATACATATAATGCGATTATTATCACACTTATGGCTCTCAATAATAAAAAGGGTGATTACGATGAATTGATTGATAAGTATGGAGAACTCAGAGATGAATTAAATCAGCAATATGAAGATGATCAAAAGGCTGGTAAAATTAGTGAGAAACAAAAGGAGAACTTTGTTAAGTTAGAAGAATTACAAAATATGATCAATAAAATGGCGGATGAGATTAAAGACAAGAATCTCAAAACTAAAAAAGAATTGACCGGCAAAGACCGCGAGCTATTAATGATGTATACATTATATAACATGTTAATACTAATTCCAACAAGAAATGATTTTGCCGGTATGAAGTATATCAATAAAGCAACATATAATAAATTAAAAGAAGAAGATAAAAAAGAACGCAATTATTTAGTTAATCAAAAAGGTAAAATGTTTTTTGTTTATAATAAATATAAAACGTCAAAAGCATATGGCGAGAAAATAATTGATAGTCCAAAAGAATTAACAAAGATTTTAAGAATGTATATTAAACTAACAAATAAAAAGAATAATGATTTCATGTTTACCACATCAACCGGTAATCCAATATCAGCAAATGTCGGAAGTCAAATGCTTTTAAAATATAGCAAACGATATCTTGGCAAGAATATATCCACAACAATGATCAGACATATTGTATTATCTGATAAGTTTGGAGACGTTAAAAAAGATATGGCGGAGATGGCCGAGAAGACTGGACACAGTACAGAAACAATGATGAATATATATGTCAAAGATCCAGACAAGATGGTTGATGCTGATGAACCATTAGATTAATTCCTGAATAGCCCAAGTATTAACATATATAACATTTCTTGTTCTTTCGGTTTCATGACCAAATTTATCAGTAATCATTTTTAAATAGTAATCAGTTTTATCCCAATTTATTTTCCAATAAAAATATCTATCATTATGTATTTTCCAAACAATATAAAAATCAGCAATACAATTATTCTTTTTATTATATTGATATGCTGATTGCATTTTAATAGAATCAAATATTAATGAGTCTAATTCCTTTTCTTTAAAATAAAATTTACCATCAATGTATTTAATATCTTTTCTTGTTTTTAATTCTACAAAGATATTATCATTATTAAAATCAAAGTGACTATATACATTATCTTGTTGTTTTAATTGTGTATTAAATAAACGACTTAATTGATCAATTGATTCTGTTTCTGATCTTTTACCTTCAATATAATTTTGACTAAACATTTTATAATATATCTAAGATTTTATTTTCATAAAAATAAACGCGGTTAAAAAATGTATATAATATATAATATAAAGTAAAATGGGAAGATCGACATATAAACATTTTGATAATCCATTCCATTCAGTATTAGACGGATCATTATATAATTCATATAATTATTATAGAAGAAAATATCCACATAAAAATCGCGATGACGTTCTTAATAGAATTATCGAAACAAGAATATCAAGACATTATCAACCTTTTGATTATTTAGAAAAAATAGAACAACAAGAAGAAGAAGAAATACCATCGGTGTTTGATGCACCACATGGTGTTATAATATATGAAGACAATAATTATGTTTATTATAAAGATAAAGTATGGAGTAAGGAAAGATTTAAAATAATAAATATGAGATATTATCCAAGAAAAAAAAAATACAAATGTAGATTATTTAATATAGATAGAACACAGCGTTTCGTCTATACATTAGGCACAATCCCTGATTATGGCGTATAAAACAATAATAAAAGTAGTTTATTAATCCAATATTATTACTATTTATGCTTAAAGTTATAATAAATTTTAAAATTAGTAATGAATTTGACCATTAGTTATAAGCTTTTAAGATTATTATATATGTTTTTATAATGTTTTTGGATTATTTAATGGTATCTAATAGTATTTGAATAGCTTCATTGGCTTTCGCGAATTCTTCCGGGTCTCCACCTTTATCTGGATGAAGTTTTATTCTTATTTGTTTTGCTGTTTTTTTTATTTCATCTTTACTTAATTGTTTTGCTTTTGATTCACTTGACATATTTGTATTAAATGGTTTTAATATTTGATATATTGTTTTATTGTATTTTTTAAAATAGTTTGATGCTAATATTTTTCGTTCACTTACTTTAACTTTTGGTTTTTCCGCGGTATTTGTTTTATCTTCAATTGCTAAAACTTTTACACTAATATTCTTACCTTTCGGTTTTGCTGGTTTCTTTTTCTTTGGTAATTTATCGAATCGCTCTTCTAATGATTCGCTTAATTCTTTAACTTGTGCTCTTGCTTTTGACACGCCTTTTGTTTTTTTAATATAATCTCTAATAAGTATTTGTGATATTGGTTCAACAAGGTCTGCCATCTTATCTAATTGTTTATCTGATTCTTTTTTAGCAGATTCGAATGTACTAAAATTTGATAATCCTTTATCATCAAATGTATCAATATATTTAACATGAAGTTTAACATATTCGTCTAATCTCTTTTTTGCTACATCTTCTTTACCAATGGTGACACGCTTCTTGCTTGTTCCTTTGACATCTTTCCCAGCTTTTGGTTTCTTCTGTCCATCAACACTAGAATCCCAATGATCAAGTTTTCTTAAATGTTTGATTGTTTCTGCTCTCTTCATATTTAATTTAATTGGCTTGTCATTCAGTTTCTTGTTTTTAATATATGTCCGCATGTACGACAGGGTTGAATGGTCATTTGGTTTATCCATCTTATTTATAATTAATTAAATAAAATAAGTATTAATAAAAAATAATTAATTAAATATATATACACGCTTATGAGTAATGATGGAGAAGTTGGTAAACTACAAGATTATTCGGTCGACCAAGCTGCCGGGGCTATTGTATTAGTTCTTGGTGCTATTGCTGGATTACTACAAGTTATATGGATGAGTAAATGTCACTGCAAAGTTAATTTATGTTATATTTTTCGCTGTGAGAGAAGACCACCCACAGAAGAAGAAATGAAGACGCTAAAAGATAAAGTAAATCAAAAAAAACAAGATAAGATATTAAAAAAAGAAAATAAAATACTAGAAAAAGAAGATGAGATATTAAGTAGAAGTCCACGATTAATACCAAAGAGAGAACCGGATCCAGAACGACATCCGGTATTTGATAGGGAGCCAGAACCAGAGCCAGAGATTGATAAATTAGTTTAATCGAAAGTAACTATTATTTTATTATCTGGTGTTGAATGCTTAATAATTATATGTGGTGAATATTTTTGTTTTAATATTTTCTTTTCATCTAATTGTCGTTGGACTTGTGGTGATATAAGTGGTATGAATCTATTCGCTCTTACTTGTTCATCTTTATTCATAAGTCTACATGCACGGCGGCAAGATGGTATATCACCAAATTGCTTAATAAAATCAATATCATCACATAAATCCTTAAAGTTATCATATGTACTAAACTCAATACAATATCCACGCTTAGCATAATTAATTATATTCTTAGCAATCCGCATAACTTGTTGCTTTTCTTTTATATTTAATGTTTTCTTTGGATTCTTATTTGTTAAGAAAAAAATAAGACCGTCACGAGTTTTGATGTTAAACATATTATTATCATCTATTTTTATATTCTTCTTTTTGACATGTTCGATAATCTTATCTTGTAGTTCTTTTTTATTATCTGCGTGCGAATGTGTGATGCGAAGATTTAGTTCATTAATAATTTCTACTAATTCTGATTTTGAGAAGCTTTTGTCAATGATCATTATATTATATACAAATAAAAAAATTTTGGATAATAAACGCGAGATTTTACCAAAACCATGATTTATCAGACTTAACATATTCAGATTCTATTGCTTGTTCTTTTTCTTGTTCTAATTGCTCTCTTACTTCTCTCATTCTAATATATTTCTTAATATGTTCAATATCTGATTTAATGGTACCGACATCTCGTTTTATATGCTTAATATCATCCGAGATTTGTTGGATTGGCTTTTTTTCTTTTTCTGACATTGTTTTATATTATATTTAATATAATAAAATGGTAGTAACTAATAAACAAAAATTTAATATCAAATACAAACAAAAACGAAATGAGCCAAATAGTAAAAAGGATATATCAAAACTAACCGGTATACCAGTTAGAATATTAGATAAAGTTTTTGATCGTGGCGTTGGTGCATATAAAACAAATCCACAAAGTGTTAGACCATCAGTAAAGTCGCCCGAGCAATGGGCTATGGCTCGCGTCTATGCTTTTGTTATGAAGAGTAAAACGTGGCGCACAGCTGACAAGGATTTGGCCGATAAGGTGAGAAAATTAAAAATAAAAGGGTTTATACGATAAATTTAAAAAAAAATAAATAATATTATTTTATTATTATAAATATATACAATATGAATCAATATACTGACATCAAAGTACTCGAATGTAGTCGACTCCATTCAGAAGAAAGTAAATCAAAAAATAATGAGAATTTTGCGTTGTGGCAAAACAATCTACAAGATATTGTACATTTAGATGCTGGTGATACTGTTTCTGTATTTGGCGCAATGGTTAGTGAGCGTGGTGCGGGTCAACCATCAAGTATTGAGATAAAAGGCGTTGAACTTGGATATAAAAAAGATTTTACGTTTACTACATATGATGAACAAAATGCGTGCGATTTAATACCAAGTAAATATGAAGTTATTGAATCGAACGCATCAACTCAATCAATAGCAATTAGAGATGATACATTAAATTTTAATGTTAGTTATTATGTGAATGCTAATGGACATAATTATATACATCTTCCGCGTCGTTGGTGGTATGAAGAACAAACCACAATAAAACCAGATGAACAATGGACACTAGCTGATGATGAAGATTCCGGATTAACTTATTTTAATCCATTCAAGGATAGATTTTGTTTTTTTGATGATTATTACCAGATAGTACCGACACAAGCTAATGAGACAGCAGAAGTAAAACATTTTAAACCAAAAAATAATAACGAAAGATATACAATATTAATGAGAAATAAATCATATTATACAGAAGAATCGGCAAGTGGTAAGTTAAATGCTAGTAATCAAAGAGATCCCGAAAATGCTATATATAGAACATTCAAACAATTAAAATCAATTACTGTTCCGGCTGGATTTAATAGTCCAGAATATGTCGCAACTGAATTGACTAGACAACTACAAAATATTATTGAAGTTGAAAGATATCAATTTAGAGATCCAATACGCGATTTAGTTAATAATAGTTTGACACCGGGTTTCCCAATTAGAATGTATGATACAATCGAGACAGAAACATATAAGCCATTCAATGTAGCTTATGCATACAAAAGCTCTTTTAATTCTAATAGAACATCGGAAGATTTTGCGGGTGTTAAAGAAGATTATAATTATTATATTAACGGTGGTGATACAACCACTAATGCTTCGGGGTTTGAATATTTATCACAATATCATGTTGTAGCTACTAAAAGACCGGAATTGTATGAGACGGGACGATTGGTAAATAGATATTTTACGACAGATCGTGGTATATTTGGTTCTGTAATGTCTGGTACATCTTTTGGCACTGGAAGCGAAGAAGCAAGAAAATTAACAATATCACAAAGTTATACAGAAGAAAATTGTAGAAGATGGTATGAGTTTTTTAAGGCTCAAGAATTATATCCAGAAATATGGAATACTTTTAGTGATTCACGAAGTTTATATAGTGGTAGTGATACAATTAATAATTCAAGATGGATGCATATAAATAGATTTGAGAATGGATCACAGACTTTTGAGAGTGGAACAGTAACTCCAAATAATAATGCTATGCTTGGTGATAGTGGATATAAACTTCATAGTTGGAATGCTAGTAATACATATCAACCAGGATCAGCAATTTGTCCATTATTTTATAAAGCTAGTGATCGAGATATATTTTATGAGAATCCGGGACAAGAACAATACTCATTTGGTTGTATGAAAAAGAGTTCTAATGGTAGAATTGATTTTACTTTTACGGATAATAATGGTTGGGGTTCTGCTTTTATGGATATGTTATTAGAAAACGCAACAGTGTCAAACTTATTAAGTTTAAGAAAGCTTGGGTTTGATATGCATTTTTCTGCTCCGGGTATGTGTTATGTATTACCTTATGCTGGATGGTCTACTCAAGCAAATAGTTATAGTACTAATTCACGTACTAACTCTTATGGTGATTATCAACTATTTTCTGGTTTTATGAGTAGTGGATCAGCATATGGTGATAATGGACTTGATACACAACTATATAGAAATAAATTATATATTGGAGCTGATAGTCCAGAGATAACATATGATGGTACAAATTTTAATTTAAGTGGTCTTCATACTCCAATGAATAACGGTAATGATAATATAGCTAGTAATGCTTATAGTGCTAGTTTAACAACATTTGGTTCAGATGATCCCAACACAGATGGTGGTGATCAAGTATATATTATTAATCCAAAAGAGCAATGGAATGATTGGACACCGGCAAGGAAACCATATAGACCAAATATAGCAGTAACCAAAACTACTGTATCACCAGCAATGAATTTACCAAGATTCAATGATAATCTTGAAGCATGGACAATATATGATGCTTTATGTGGCGTATTTATTAGTGATATAAATCTATCGGAAAATGAATGGGAAGGAACATTGTGGGATATCTTGGGTTTTAGTTATTCACAATTTAATAGTAATAATAATACAAGAATAACCAGAATAGATAATAATAATATTAATAGCTTATCATTAATAACTACAAATGCAGAAGTAGCGCAAGGTGATTCAAAAGTATATATACAGAATTTATGGGGCGCACCATTATATAATAATATGATTGGTGGTGGTGGTGCTATATTTTATGATGGTTCCGAATTGGTTAATTATTATCCAGAGATAAAACAAAAAACACAATCAGTTAAGATTGTTGCTGATAATGTACCCATTAGAATGATTCGTGGTTATTATACTATCAGAAGCAATATATTAGAAGATGCACCATTTGTTGGTGGTAAAGAAAATAATACAACAATGCCCATAATTGGTATCGTTAATAAAATTAATGGTGCCGGCGACTTTTATACTCAAGAAGAAAGCTCACTACAATTTACCGTTACTAGACCATTAAGACTAGCGTCTATAACTTGTAGCATCCATGATCCAGATGGCTCGTACGCCAAATGCTCTGAACAATCAACGGTATTGTTCAAAGTACAAAAACAAAAAAAAGTAACATATAATGTTATTGAACAAATTATTCAGGAGCAACAGCAGACCCAGGGTCGTGGGGCTCGGGATGCTCGACAATAACTTCATATCTTGCTCTATCATGATTTACTAAAAATTTATATTTATCTGGATGGCGTTCAATAAAATCATTTAATCTATTTTGTCGTTTATGTAGATTATACACCGACCGATAATTATGTAGATTTTTATTTTGATAATAATTATCTATTTTCTTTTTACGATATTCTGGATTGTTATGATATGCCTTCATTTGATTTGCTTTATTTTTGGCTTGAAACTCTGGATCATTTTTTAATCTATGATATCTGGCCTTTACTCGTTTTAAATTAGCAAGTTTATGTTTAGCTTCTTTATCGACATCGGTCTCTTTAATATGATTATCCATCTTTCTATAATATAATATATATTATAATCTTTATATATTTAAATTCAAATTAAATTTTTGATTTGCTCCAATTTATTTTTTAATTCATCTCTTTGACGTTTTAACAATTCAATCTCTATCATTAATTCATCTACTTGATGCTTAGCAAAATAAAGCTCTTCCCATTCCTTCATTGTCACATTAACTGTTACTCCATTCAATTCTGTCATTATAATATATATAATATCAATAATAATCTTTAATTATTATTATTTTAACTTAAACATTTTTTTATATTTATTAATATTAGTTTTAATATTAGTTGAATCGCCCCACAATATATAATATGATAAATGAGCGGGAGACATGTAAGTTGTCTTGGCTAAATTCTTTTTG